CCGAGACCCGTTACGGGCATGACTTACCCCTGTGTTTCGGTATAGGTCCCGAGGAAGTTCGTGGCAGTCGTTGCCGACGGGAACCAGACGAGCTGCAGCACGCTGTCATTATAGATGCGCGGCAGGCCCGACGTGAGGGCATCGACCGCGTTGCCGATGTTCGCGGCGGTGACTTCGACCTGCGCCAGAACCCGGAACAGGACCAAGTGCTGCGTGCCGGAGTTTCGGGTAGCCGACTGCTGGAAAGACGAGGCCGAGGTCAGCGAGCGGATGCCCGTATCGCCCGCGCCGAGGGTGAATATCTCGAAGGTGCCGACCGGGGGGTTGGCGACGGCGGTCAGGGTGCCCGTACCCGCGTTGCCGTCCTGATCGTTGTAGTTCAGCGTCACGGTGGGCGTACCCGCACCGCCCGTGGCCGACCACTCAATCGCGGCCAGCACGTTTGCGCCAAGCGTACCACCGTTGCCGTCGCGTGCCGGGAGTGTGGCCGAGGTAATGGCCTGCCCTGCCGTCGAGGTGACGGAGAGGCCGGAGTTCTGCCACAGGCGGTCGATAAGCCACAGTGTGCCGGGGTTCGAGGCATTGATGGCCAACCGCCCAAGGTGCGCGTTCACGCCGCCCGCAGGGTTGGTGCGGAGGATGCGCCCACCCGTGGAGGCGAGCGCGGGCGTGACCGCCTCGCCGTTGACGCCGATGGATGTCGCAGTCGACGCACCCGGGGAGCCCGCCGCGTACCACGGCGTATAACCACGCATCGCGCCAACCGCCGCCATAGTAATACCCGTTTTGGTGATCGGCTGCGGCGTCTGGAAGCCCGCGATGGCCCCGTCGAGTGTCGTGATCGCCATTAGCTTACAAGCTCCAAGAAGATAACGTCGAAGTCGATGCCGCCGCAAAGCTGGAACACGGTGGGCGATGACATCGCCTCGACCACATACTCGCCGGGGAAGAACTCAGAGAACGGAGCTTTCACCCGAACAAGAGAACCGACCCCGATCATGTGCTACCCTCAAAGTGTGAAGATACCCGCCGCGTCGAACGTCACGGTGATGTTGCCCCCGTTGGGCGTGACCGGCAGGCCGGTGTAGCCCGTGTCGAGGTAAGCCACCAAGCGCGACGTGCCCGCCGTCCCCGTGTCGATGTAGATAACAAGCGCCTCGACCGTGTTGCCCGAGACCGATGTCCACGTGGGGTTATCCGCGTCGAACGTCCCGTTGGTGAAGGTCTTGGTGGCGAGCGTCTGGTCGGTGCCGACCCGGCCCGTGAGCGACGTCAGGAACTCGTGCGCCCCCGAGTAGGTGTAGACCCCGGTGTCGACCAGTGCGATCTTAACCGTCCCACCCAGCGACGAGTTGGCCGAAGCCTGCATGATGGCCGCCTTCCACAGCGGGTAGATCGCGTTGGCCATGGATCACTCCCCCACAAGCTGCTTGAGCTTAGCCACCCGAGCGGCGTAGTCCGCCTCGGCCTCGACCAGCGCAGCCTCGCGCTCGAGGAGCGCAGCCGCCCGGTCGCCGAGCTCAGCGTCACGCTCGGCCAGCGCAGCAGACCGAGCAGCCATCTCATCCTGCAGCGCCGTCAGCGCCGACCGCTCACCGGCGATCTGTGCCAAAGTTGCCTTGGTTTCCGACTTGAGCGTGGCCGCATCCGCCGCCAGCTTAGCCGACCGGGCCTCGAACTTGGCCTCAGCCGCAGCCACATCAGCCACCCGCTTCGCGAGGGACGCCTCTTGGTGGACGACAGCAGTCTCGCGCCCGTCCAAGTCTGCCTCAATGATAGCGAGCTCCGCCCGCTTGCCGTCGAGTTCCCGCATCGCCTCAGCGACCGTAGCCGACCGTGCGTCAAGCTCGGCCATCTTGGCCTGCAACTCACCCAGCTGCTCCACAGCCTTGGCCGGGTCGGCCAGCGCAGCCATCAGGCCCGCCACCACCGTCGCCGCGCTGTCCTGTCCCTTTGCCATTCCCAGTCTCCGCTTATTCGCTAGTGCTGCAGACAGCCGATTCATCTCAGCCTCGGAAAACGATGATGACGTTGACCGCGCTGCCGGTCCCGCCCGTGATCGTCGGGCGCAGGTAAGCTGCCGCCAGCGACATCTCGCTGATCTCCGCAGTCGTGGCCGAGATGGCCGCCCCCAGCGGGTCGACTGCAGCGAACCAGTTGGTCCCGTCGTTGCTCTGCTCAAGCGCCACGGTCGCGCCACCAAAGGTGCCGGAAATCTGCACCGAGCCAACGAACCCGTACCGGTCCCGCACGAGGTAGGCACCACCCGTGTCACCGGGGGCGAGGTTCGCCCACACTACACGCGGCACGCCGTTAGGCGAACCAACAGGGCTGATGATGGGGGCGATAGCAGCCATGATTCACCTCAGATGTTCTTGGGCTTGGTCTTGTTGCCCGGATACGCCTTCTGCCCCGGACGGGCCTTGGGTCGCGGCGACGTGGTCATACCCTGCTCGGGGCGCGGCTTCGGCCGCGGCGACGTGGTCATGCCCGGCCCGGGCTTGCCCGGAGGCTGCGCATTGCGGTTGCCGCGCTCAACAGCGCCATACTGCTTGGCGAAGTCACTACCCGGCTTGACTGGTGCTTTCATGATGCGATCCCTTGCAAGGTTGCGCCACCATACACAACCGGCGCTTCTGGCGCAAGAGAAACCCCGCCGGGGGTGGACCGGCGGGGTAGGTCGAGCAGGCAGCAGAACAGGGAGGAGCTCTGCGCGTGCAAATTATGTATCACGCCCATCCGCGAGCGTCAACCCGTCTCACCTCGCGTCGCTGGTGCATAAGTGCGCCACTGTCGAGACTGCCGATGTGCAGGCACAGGTAACTAATCGCGTCACCGATGTGACTGTGTTTGCCGGCATCGCCCGACTTCTCCAGCCCGTCGCCGTTCTTCTTAAACCTGTACCCGCCCATCATGGCCGCCTTGAGCCGTGTGCAACTGGGGTCCACGAGGAACCCCGGGTCGCCGTCGACCTGCCTCATGAGGTAGTCGTCCACTGCTGCGATCCGTGCTGTGATGCTGTTGGTCCGGGCGGGCATGACCCTGAACCCTTCCGCCTTGATGATGTCGACCGCGCTGCGCTCGTCTGTCTGCGCCCGCTGGATGCCGGCCGGGTCAACCACCACGATGACTGGCGCCCCGGTGAACCGCTCGAAGAGCAGGGGCTTGAGCACTGTCCGCACGAACCGCTGCACCCCCATGTCGTAGCTGACGGCTTCTGCGAGGACGAGCGCCCGCCCCCGCGGGTCCTGCTGTCCGATCACCGCAGCCGGGGTAAGACCAAGGTCCATGCCCACGATGACAGGGCGAGTGCCATTGATGATGGGTCGAAGAGTTGCCTTTGCCATGTGATAGTCGGGACGGAAGTACTTGAACACCGGCGTACCCGCGAGGGACAGGCCGTACTCACCGTCAATGAAGACCCGGACGTACTCCTCCGAGCGACCTTGGGTGTCATAGTATCCCTCCGGTAGGTTCTCGACGTTCTCTGCATACGGACTCCGCCCTGACGGTTGCTTGAACACATCCCAGCCGTTGTGGTTGGGGCTCACCCCATCCTTGGGGTCGATGCCCTCCATCTGATAGAACCACCAAGTGTCCATGGTCGGCGGGTTGGTATCCGCCCACATCCCATGCCACGTCGCCCCGCCATCCTTGGCCGAGGGGAAACGCCCCACCCGCTTGGACATCGCGTCCACGATGTCCGGGTGGATGTCCCTGCACTCGTTGAACCACGCGAAGGTCAGTTCGAGGGAGTTCAGGTTAGCCACATCGTCCGCGTCGTCCAGCGCGCGGAACATGATCTCGCACTCCACGTCGCCCACCTTGAAGAAATAGGTCTTGGTGGTGCGCATGAAGTGCCCGCAGACCCCCGGAGGGAACCAGTCGAGGAAGGTCTTGATCGTGGTGTCGCTCAACTGGCGCACCGTCTCGCGGACCACGGCGCAACGGGTCTTACGAACGCCTTGGGCGTTCGGTTGCTGCTGACTGGCCCGACGAACGATCTCGAAACAACAGGCCACGGACTTGCCGGAGCCGACCGGACCCATGATGACCCGCATCTTCTTGTCCGAGTGCATGAACCGGGTGACAGTAGGGGTCGGAGTGTAGGAAATATCAAGCGGCATGGTAGACCACCACCGTGTAAAGGGGCTTGCCGGGCTTGGGCCGCGGCACCCGGAGGGTTCTGTAGGACTTGTTTGTCGCTTGGAGGGTGGCGACGAAGGCTTGGAGGGCGAAAAGGGACTGGAACCGGTGGACTTCACTCGTCGTCGACGACATCGGCGTCCTCGATCTGGGGTGGAGCGGGTTTGGCAGTGACATCCAGCGTCTGACCCCCCAGATTGATCGTAATCGTGACGCCACCGGCGCCGTTTTGCCCCTCATTCGCGGGTGCAGTGTCCAGTCCGGCCCACTTGACGGTGCTTTTGATGAGGTCAGCCTTCACCGCGGGGCTCACCACGGGGTCGTGGATGAGAATCCAGCTGGTCTTGAGCAGTTCTTCGGCCTGCGCACGCGCCTTGACCCTGAATGTCAGGCCCTTGGTACGCACTTCCTCCCTGTACGCCTCCACTTTTTTCAGAAAGTTGGCGTCACCCTTGAAGGTAAGCAGGTCACTGACGTCGTATTCGTGCCGATCCAGCAGTTCGTCGAGCTTTTCCCCGCTCCCCTCCAGCAAAAGGGCGAGGTCAAAGGCGAACCTGTCGGTCCATTTCGTGTGAACGGGGCTCATGTACATAGAAGAATGGTATCTCGAGGGGGCGGGGCCGGTCAATAGTGTAAAGATTTGGTTTTTTGGCTGGAAAATTTTTTATAAAATGTAAGTGTGGGGGGTGCGAAGCGGTGTCAAAGTGTAAAGTTTGGTTTTAGTAGGTCTCGTAGTAAGGGGTTTGGTACAATACCGGGGGGCTGGAAAAGTCCAGTCCAACCCCCCACCCCCCTATGCCTGCCAGCGGCGCGCGGCGCGCGTGTTATAGGGTGGCAGAATCGCCTATGCGCGGCATAATTTGACCCTAGCGGCAGGATATGCCATAAAGATTTCACCGAACGGCAGACCATCGCCGGACGGGACGGGAACCGGGCGCGGTTCACGGTCTTTGACATAGGCGCCGACGCAGCGCCTCATGTGTCCCATAGGAGAAACACACATGGCTATGTTTGCAATCGAGCCGGTGGATCTGGTCATCCGCCTGACCGTCACCAAAGCGACGGAAAACGGGCTTCTGGGCGGCATCACGTCGGTCGACGTGGTCTCCGCCAACGGCGAGGCTGACGCCCGCTTCTATGGCTTCGCGGATTACCGCGGTTCCATGGTCCTCAACTTCAAAGCTGACGGCCGTCCGGCCAAGGCGCCGAAGGCTGAGAAGCCCGCACCGAAGGCGCTGACCGCCGCGCAGAAGGCCGCGATCCCGGCAAACGGCACCAAGGGCAAGGCCAAGGCCAAGCCCGCGGCAGAAGCCCCGGCTCCGGCTGCAGCGCCCGACATGCAGGCGATCATCGCCGCTGTCCTCGCCGCGATGCAGAAGTAAGAACAGGGCGGGCCCGCAAGGGCCCGCCTCCACTCTCTCACAAGGAAACCAGATCATGAAACTCGAAACCCGTGCGGCCCTGCGCGACCGCCAGAACAAGATCGACGCTCACGTGTCCAGACTCGGGCAGGAAGAGGCGCGTCGCTACCTCGCCAAAGACTGCGTGCCGCAGGTGCCGATCAACCTGCTGACCTTCATGGCAGGCGTCTACGTTGTGGCGGTCGCCACCTTCGCCTACCTGCTCGGCTGAGTACCACCCGCTAGGTTAACGCCTAGCGGGTTTTTTGTTGTCTGCTTTACACCTTTACACTGTCCGCACAGGGGGCGCTTGCGTGTTGCTCGTGTTCACTCGCCATACGTCGGGGGCTTGTAGCTCCTGACAGTGTGCCCCCTTTACACATGACAGCATGTCAGTCATATCGGTCGGGGGGCTGCATCTTTACACCCTGTAAGTTATTGATTTCATTGAACTATCTGTTTTTGGGTTTACATTTGGTTTACATTCGTCGTGTAAAGCCAGTATGGTTCGTACCTTTACACCACGATGGATAGTTCAATGAAATCAGTGGGTTGCGGGGTGTAAACCAGTGTCCAGTAGTAGTAAAGTATCTCTACTATCTATAATATATAAGATTTTTTTGTTAAGTTACGTCTGCGAGCGACGTTTTTTCGTGTAAAGGTTTACAATCTTTACACTCATACCTTTACACCTCCCAACCCATCACATTTTTAGGGGGGGTTATCCTCATTTTTCCATAGATACTTTAGATACCTCCTCGCAACCCATTGATTTCACGCAACTTTCACTATCTATTTTTCGATTTCGTGTAAAGATATTTCAGATACTTTTTGGCTCATTTTTAGATACTTAACACGTATATCTCCCCCCTTCCCCCCAAACTTGACGCCATCCGGCCAATTCGGCTAGGAAGATGGGGCTGGCCGATCCACCACCAAACCCGATCTGGTCCAGCAGACTTCCCTATCTTTACACACAATCAGGAACCACAATCATGGCTAACTGGACCAAACTCGCCGACCTCTCCGCCGATCTTTACAAGAAGACCCTTACAGTTCGCCCTGCCCTTCGGCCTTACATCAGCCAGCAGGATTGCCTTTACGACTACCACGTTGGTCACGAGTTTACAGTGATCGACCAGTCCAACCCCCTTAACAACTGCCGGATCACTGTCTGTGACCGTCACACCCTGAAAAACACCTATGGTGTCACCCATCTCCACATCCAGTTCAATCCGGGTTTCTCCCCGGTGGAGGTGGTGCTGTAATGGGTCCTCTGTTCATCCTCGCCGTCATCCATCTGGCTGACTATGGCAGCACGACACCGGATCGGTACGAGCCGATCCACGCTTATGACACTCTGGCTGAGTGCTGGGCAGCGGCTGAGATAGCCGTTGTCTCTTCTGTTTACGAAACCAAGGAGGCAGTCGTGGTCTGCCTCCCCGAAGCACAGTAAGGACACTGACATGTTTGGCGCAAACATCCAACTCCCCCGTCATGGCATCCTGACCTACGATCAGGCTGTCGCTAAGCATGACAGCATTGCCCCCATCAGGGGTCGGGCTGTCGACACGAGACCGCTTGGTAACCGGCGGAATGACAGCCTGACCATTCGGCGCTGCCCCAAGACCGACGCCATTGCCATCCGGCTCTACCAGACGGACATCATCACCTACAACACTGATGGCACCATCGACCTCGAACCCTATGCCTCCAAGCTGACAGACGAGGCTGTCAGTTCGGTCCTCCGTGGCAAGGTCCGGACTAACTACACCAGCCCGGTCGGTCCCGTCCTGTGGACTCATGGCAAGGGGTATCACATCCCCCAGTTCGCCACTCTGGACAAGGGCTTCAACCTCATCGCCGGGGCCAAGCCCTTCACTCGGTACAGCGTCGATCGCAAGGCAGCATTGGCTGCCTGTAAGAAGGGGTTCAACCAGTTCAAGCTGTGGGTTCAGACCCAAGTCAGGCTGGGCATCGACCCGAGGGGTGGTGACGGCTGGGGGCTGCGGTACTCCTATGACTTCGGTGGCAGTCTGGTCCGCTCTCTCGATGAGCCGGATCGCTATGCCGACATCGCTCGTGGCATGAGTAAGTACGTCACAATCGACGCCCATCTCGACGCCATCCGGTCCGCTGTGCTCAAGTACCACGACTGCATCGTGGAGTCCGAGGTGCCCTACGTCATCGGTTGGAATGAGCTGACATCCATCCAAGCCAGCAAGCGGCGCTGGCGGTGACACACTGTCGAAACAGGGGGTTCGCCCCCTGTCTGCCGTGGCTGGCTACCACGGCACTGATGAGACAAGCCCTAGGAGAACATACACAATGCGTCCATCTCTTCTCGCTGATACCCTTCTGTCCCTCATCCAGATCAACCGGACTGTGTCCATCGAGGGCGCACCGGGGGGTGGCAAGACCTCCCTCATTCGCTCCGTCGCTGATGCGATGG